TCCAGTCATAAGACTTATCACAGACTTCCGAAACGATACCTTGATATGGCGCTTCGTAAACTGCTGCTTTATCTTTGGACGAGCCTGGAAGGAATCCAATATCACGAGTCGGCACAACGCTACGAAGGATAACCACTGGACGTGGCGCATCACCTTCGAGCATAGCATTGAGCGCAAGATAGAGCGCAAGGAACGTCTTACCAGTTCCTGCGCATCCATGTAGAATAATATTCTTATCTGAGTTGAATGCTTCGACGACTAGTCGCTGTGCGGCTGTCTTCGGGGATACACGACACAAGCTCGGAATCACTGGTTGTCGATAACCAGTTCCCTTCGCTCTCTTCTTTTGTTTTCGTTCTTTTCTCGTCAAATACTTCGATGCTTCGGCTTCAAGAAATGCTTCGTCTATGATTGCAGTCTGCATGGCTGCTCCGATGTTATTGTTTATAGGGAATCATAACGAACGAGAACGAGTTCTGTGTCGTGCGGTCCTCCTTAGTATGTGTTGACGGTTGAGCGTGGATGGCGCTTCTTGATGGTCTTTAGAATATCGCGGAATCCCGAGTCTGGCTTGTTACGACCAGATGATACGCCGCTGACGATTTGTGGAGCGCCAATGATGTGCTTTAGATGGGGGTTTTCGGAGAGGTGTTGTTCCAGCGCGTCCCAAGACATAATCTCGGTCGTTACTTCGCCAGTCTTTGTGTTTTCAATAGTGTATGTTGGCATCTTACCCCATTATTTAGTATCGGACAAAACGTCACTCAAAGACGGGAAAACCTTCGTGATTTCATCCCACGCCATGGCGGCGATCTCGCGATGTTCTTTCTGTGTCTCGACGCCCATACGCAGCTCGCAGTAGTGAATCCAGCTACGCAGCGTTCCGTTCATATACATACGAGACTGAATAAGACCCTCTGGTAATACCGCGCGAGCCTGTTCTTTAGCCACACCGTTTTCAATTGCCCACTTATATGCGCCTTTAGCCATATCTTGCATATTACTTTGAATCTGATTCCAATCTCTGGCTAGTTTTTCATCATCAGTCTCAATGCTATTCTGACGATTCTTCGTGTCCTGCAAACGAGCTTCGCGTGTAACAAAACCCAGATCCTTGGTGGGATCAGCATAACGCTGTGAGAACTCTTGGAATGAGAAGGAACGGTGGCGCAGAATCTGACGAGCGATATCACGGGTCGTGTCGATTTCCATGCAGATAGAAACCATTTCGAACGGCGACCAGTGCTTATGCTTTGCGAGATACTTCAACAGCTTTGGTGCTGTCTGGGTATTCATCTGATTGCTTGGATTACTTACACGAGCAACATATGCGATAAACTCATCGACGCTCATTGCTTCGCGTTCGATTAGAATCTTTGGTTCACTTACAGCTACAACCTTGACGCTTTGCATTAGCTTCCTCAATGATTTTCATGATTTCTGAAGGAGATTCTTCGACTTCCCAAGTGATCGTTTGACCTTGACGGGAGTGAACATACGTTGATAAACTTCCGCCATCAGCTTTAGCTTCTTGGAAGATACAACTGACATGATCTAGATTGACGTAGATTGAGTCGCCTTGACGGGCGGCATTAGTTAGCTTGATGAACATTGAAACCACTCTGGTGTAGACCGATTCGTCCATTTCGCGAACCGCGCCTTATGATTTATATAGTAGTTGCGATAACCTGTTACTGGATCTTCGCTCTTACAATCGTCTGGCATAGCTTGCGGAAACTGTGTCAGCGGACCAACAGGAATGCTTCGTGGAGGTTTGGAGAGAACATCAAACAGCTCACCGCACTTGTGCTTCTTGCCGTAGCGATATTCATACTCTTTGAGCAGAGCGCCGAGCAAACAAACAGACCAATTATAGTTGTTGTTCGTTTGCATCGACCACTGAGTGCAAGGATGATTGAGATGCGTGACCTGATAGATCTTGTCGTCGCGCTCGTCGTCGAGCTTCCAGCGTTTAGCCTTGCGACCAGACTTGGACTGACCTTCATACTCAACGCCATCAAGAATGCGATGTGCTGAAGAAAGCATTTGACATTCTTCGAGGATCATCTTGACGACATGTTTGTCGCAGTGCTGTTGTGCAGCTGTGATTGGATCTTTATCAAGAATAAACCGATTCATTTCGCGTCTTCCCACTTCCATTCAAAAACATAATACATCATCTTACGAGTCAGCCATCGTGGATATGTAAACGCACTGAACTTGATACTGCAAGCACCAACGCTTCCTGGCATTACCCAATAACCAACTGGCTTAGGTGGAGGTTGTATTGATGTGTTGATTCCTTCCACATACATATCAAATCTCCACGATCAATGGCTTGTAGTTCCAGTAGTGGTCACGTTCGCCTTTGTATCCACGAGGATGACAGATCACGCGAGTTTCGCCAATCATGTAATCAAAACTGTCATGAGTGTGTCCATGAATCCACAGCTTTGGCGGTTTATACATCGCAAGGATTTCTTCTTCGAGATCGTTAGCGAACGATGTATTATACGGACTCGTTTCATAACGCGGATGGATCGAACGACGAGTCGGAGCATGATGTGATACGATAATATCAGCTTCGCTTGTCAGCAGAAACTCTTTATGAGCTTTGTGCGTTTCGATCATTCGTTGCTGCGTAAGATCATTGATATAACGATAATCAATAAGACCGTTGACGTAGAACACCCAATCCAATTGCTTCGACAAGTCGGTCCACAGAGTTGCACCAGCAATGGTGATATCACCGACCTTACGACTCAACGTATGATATATCGCGTCTGTGAAGTGACCGCTGTAATAATCGTGATTGCCGTTGATGGAAAACATATGGTCTAGATGAGCCAAATTGAATTGACTACGCACGATTTGGCTTTCGCTAATGTCGCCAGCGCAAATATAGAACACATCGTCCTCGGGCTCAAAGTCCCAAGAACCATTCATATGCAAGTCAGACATGATGCCAATCTTCAAGGCCATACTCCATAGTGTTGAAACAATCCAGCAAAGTATATTATACTCACAATGATCTGAATTGTCAACAGCGAATATTTGCGCCAAATGACACCAATGACAAACCAGCCAAAGTTACCAGCAAGCGAGAACCATACGTTGAGCGGATAGATGTTCCACGCAGTCAAAGCTACGCCAACGATAAGAATCGCAGTCGATCCCCACTCAATGATGAATTCTGTTCGCTTGCTTACCAATGTCGCCACACTCCCATAATGATCACGATGTTTGTGATGATATAACATAAAACAATAAGAGTGCGGATAAGTGCTATCCTATCCGCCTCTTTGTCAGTCTTACCTGCTTTTTCACCAAGAGCCTTAGCCCATAGACGCCAAGCGTTCATTCCAATACTCTACAACATCAGCCCAAATATCAGGATTGTATCCGTTTAGGATCATATCATCTTCTACGAGAAGTTCAAGCATGCTGTTCATCGAAATACTCCTTGGCTTCGGCTGCTGTCATAAAGTAGTGAAGGACTTTCCTGATGGCTACACGATTGGCGATCGCGTCTTCCATATCTTCTTCCTGATACGGCTGGAGTTTCTCAACCGCAGCCAAATCGCGGAGTTCGTTTCCGATCCGTTCGTAGCAGTCTTTGAGGTTGGCTACAGTAATCTTGTCAGCCATCTCGTAATCAATTTCAAGACTCAGATTCATTCCCATTCTTCAGCTCCTGATATTTGAGGGAATACATTCGATAGTGTTTACCGCAAGTCTGACGATATCCACCTTCTACGGGGAAACCAGAACTGATCTGCTCATAGCATCCAGGCTCATCGCAACAGCTCAGAATCTTCTTCAGCTTATCGTGATCGTTTTCAGCAAGCGCCTTGCGGGCGTCTGGAACCACATCCAGATCAAACTCGTTGCTGATAGTCATACCATCAGAGCAGAGCGGAGCGTATGCTTCTGGACCAAAGCCCATACGATCATAGATCAGATAGCGATAGCTTCCACCTTCGCGAGCATGATCTACGATGTGCTTCATAGCCCACTTGGTCACAGCCAGTTTCATTTCTGGTTCACACCATTCTGCCATGTCAGCATATTCTTTTTCAATATCTTTGAACGCCTTTTGGATATTTTCGATGGCGTCCCAGAACTTTCTATTGTCTTCAGTCATTATCTTTCACCCACATCAAACCAAGACGAGAAACTGGCTTATAGCCTTCTTTCTTGAGTTCTTCTCTAGTCATAGACTGTTCATATAGTTTCTTGATAGCATCCTTTGGCATTGGTTGCACAGAAACAATCTCATTAGCGATTTGTTCAGCTAGTGATGCTTTCTTGTTTGTTTCTTCAGTCATTGTATGATATCCACGATTCTACCAGTTTGCTCGCTGACTACGCGCACGCGAGCCTTAGACATTCCCTGCGTATAGCGATCTCGAACTTGATGTGCGCGATAGACATAAGTCTGAGGATCGTTAAAGAGACCACCTTCTGCGGTAGCCCAACCAGTCAACACCAGACCTTGTTCATTGACAAGCATATATTCGACGCGAACCGTATCCATTAGTCCCTCACAACAAAGCTTGCGAGCAATGCGGCTCGCTGTTTTTGATACTCATGCTCGATATTCCACAACAGAGCTTTCTGTTCGTCGGTAAGAACCTGCTCAATATACTTCTCTTCACGAACGCCCCACTTGTCGACGTTACCAGTTCGATAACGACCCCACAACACATACTTGTTGAAGTTGATTACAACGATGTCGAAGAACTCTTCACCCATCACCATCCCCTTCCTTTATCTGTGGGTCCGCCCCACTTCCTTACACTGATAGGACCAATACGCCAGTCGCAGTATGGATCGCCGCTATTGAAACGACACAGATTCCAGTAGAACAACTGACCTTTCAAACCAAACCAGTAGATAGACCAGCGATTGTTGATACGCATCTTACCACTCTGGCCCTGTCGTCTTTTCGGTGCGCTCATAGATATAGCTGAAGTCTACGCCGTATGTAGGCACGACCATTAGCTTCTCTGGCATACCATTATCATCGTATGAACCTAAAGATCCATGAATGAAATACACGCCTGGATGCTGTTCGGGATTCAGATGCTTGTAGATACGACTCATCCTAGTCACGATACCTTGCAATCTCGTGACTTCTGCAGTCAGACGAGCGTTTTCTTTTGCGACAGCTTCAGCGAATTGCTCAAGCGGCATTTCAAGTTTATCATTCATCGCTTTATCCCCAACAGTCTTTCAGCTTCCATGCTTGCATCGACGGCATCATTATGCATCATACCGAATACATCATCACCATCATAATCAAACGCAACTTCTAGTGCGGTGTGGCATTTACGCAACGCAGCTTTCAGTTCTTCAATTTCGTATTCTTTCTCGGCGATGGTCTGTTTCATTTCCATGATACCACCTCTACCCTCGATGAGTTGTTTACATCTAGACCTCATGACAGCATACATTGTATAGTATTTGTGCAAGTCTTCCATTTTCATATCTTCACGATATGCTTCTAGATCAGCTTCTAAAGCTGCTTCTTCTTCTGGGCTGTCAGTCATCTTTCTTCTCCCCTAGTGTGGCGCGGGCGGCTTCATTTGCAGCTGAAGAAATAAGAGCAAGAGAATACGGATTGATGCTCTCACCGTGCTTTTGTTCTTTCATTGCCATAGACCAAATAGCAGCGTGTTGATCAGCGCATTGCCGCAGCGCCGCTTCCAGTTCTTTGTTGCGTTCAGTCAATGCTAAAACAGCACCGTCATACGCCCCCTTCCAAGATGCCTTTTCGCGCTCCAGTTGCTCAATGTGGTCTGTTGCCATATTCATCCACTCTTTGGCGTCTTTACGCGATTTTTCTTCATGAATCCATTCTGGTGGATATGGGGCGATAATCGGATGTAATTGCCACCACTTCATGATTTACATTCCCTCACATGTTTGCAGTCTTTACGAAAACCAAAGCCGACACAAGTGCAGCTCCAATGAGAACCATCGCGAGTGACAGTATAGGTAGATCCAGGCTTAGAACCCTTCACGATGAACGTTTCACTACGAGGAGCAGAAGCGGAAACAGCAGACGCACCCAATTCCATGATACGCTCACGATCAATGATACGGAACGGGAAATGAGTGTCGCCTGTTGAAATGCAGATGGAGTCGGAGCTGACCCACTTAGGATTAGGCAGGATCTTGCCAGAGTATTCAGTGAACTCGCGGACTACGCCAGCAGCAAACACAGCTGGATTGCGCGGATCGCGCACACGGATCGTAACATTCTCGCCTACATTCATAGCCAAACTCCATCATTTGATATATCATATCACGTTTAGATCAGGCTGTCAATATCAGTTTTGAGTAGTTCGATTGTGTGATCGTTATACAGGGTGAAATCAAACGTTTCGTTGTTCCAAGCCGTTTCCGACTCATGGATATGATCAGGATTCTTGCCGAACCAGTCAGGCAATTCGCCACGACGAACGTGCCAAATCT